TATATATGACACATATAGAAGATATAGAAAATTATTTTAATAATCTTGATGATAATGTCACATGTTTTGCTTATTATTTTGAGAACACTAATAATGAAGATGTAGATATTGTTCTGCCACTTTATTATAATGGAGCAACTGTAGGGGTGAATAATCCAGCTAATACTGATGATGTTTCCTATAATATGGGTATTAAATATAATATAAATGGTGGTACTGATGAGGAATTTAAAGAAACTGTCACAACTGTTTTTAATAGTGTTGACGATATTAAAATTAATATAACATTTGATAATATAACTGATGGAGATATAGTTTATGTAAAACTTATTCCAAATGATAATTCTCTTATAAGTGGTATTCATTTTAATTTAAATAATACAGAAACAACCAGAACTGAATTATATGGAATACATGTTGGAAATATGCAAATAATAAATGAAATAGATTTTTTTTTTTTCAAGTTATTTTAATAGATGTAAAAATTTGTATGTATGGCATAAAAATGATAAAATACAAATGTTAAAAAATGTAACTAATTTGGATGCTTGTTTTGATGGTTGTACTAATTTTAATGGAGACATTAGTAAATGGGATACAACAAATGTTATATCTATGGCATTTATGTTTAATAATTGTACTTCATTTAATCAAAATATTGGATCATGGAATTTGACAAATGTTACTGATATATCAAATATGTTAGATGGAACTTTTTTTTCGATTTCAAATATGAATGCAATTGTATTAGGTTGGTCAAATTCACAACCACTTAATACAAATATAAATTTTAGTAATAATCGTACTTCTTATTCAAATCAAGAAGTGATTAATTTTGGGTATTCTGAAAATGAAGCAAATACATTGACTTATGATGTTTCAGATAAATCGACTATACTTTTGTATAATATCAAAAATGACAATACCGAAATTACATTACCCATAAATTACAATAACAATATGGAAGTTTATGACAATTCATATGATGGAACACCATTAGTAGTTGCTGATAATAAAATTACTCTTAATGCAGGAATTCATAATATTTATGTGCTTAATACTACAAATATTGAATGGCAACGTCCAACCAACACTATTTCATTAGAATCATTAATTGATATTAAAGATACACGTGCACTTACACTTCCACAAAATAATACAACCATAGGTTATTTCCAAAATTGCACAAATTTAATATGGACTGCTACCGATGGCATCAATTTAAATACTACAAGTTTATCAAGATGTTTTTATAATTGCACTTCATTTAACGGCAATATATCAAACTGGAATGTTTTAAATGTCACCAATATGATAAGCATGTTTTATAATTGCACGTCATTCAATCAACCACTTGATTTTGACACTACCAATGTCATTTATATGAATTCTATGTTTTATAATTGCACTTCATTTAATCAATCACTTGATCTTGACACTACCAATGTTACTATTATAAATGGTATGTTTTATAATTGCACTTCATTTAATCAGCCACTTGATTTTAACACTTCTAATGTCACTAATATGAATTATATGTTTTCTTATTGCACTTCATTTAATCAACCACTCGATTGGGATACTTTCAATGTTACTAATATGAATTATATGTTTTCTAATTGTACTTCATTTAATCAACCACTCGATTTTGACACTTCTAATGTTACTAATATGGATGATATGTTTTCTTATTGCACTTCATTTAATCAACCACTCGATTTTGACACTTCTAATGTAACTAGTATGAGTTTTATGTTTTATAATTGCACTTCATTTAATCAACCACTCGATTTTAATACAAGCAAAGTAACTGATATGAGATATATGTTTTATAATTGTACTTCATTTGATCAAAATATTTCTGAGTGGGATATATTTAATGTTGACAATTTTAATAATTTTTGTTTTGGTGTTACCATAAGTGAAGAAAACTATGATAATATACTTATAAGTTGGGTCACAAAAGTTAAACAAATAAATGAATTAGAAGATCAACGCACACTTCATTTTGGTAATAGTGTATCTTCAATTAATGATACAATTAAAAGAGCATATTCTGATATAAATTATAAAATTATAGACGGTGGTCCTGATTTTGAAGGTATTTCTCCCCAAATTTTACTTGAAAAAAATAAATTCATATTTATAATTGTTGATTCAATTATGGATTTTAATGGACAACAATCTAAATTATTAACAGATTATATTGCAACAAAAAACACTTCAGCTGAAATCAATAAAGTAATTTGCACTTTTATTAATAATTAAATTCAACATATATCCAGGAGGTCGCCGGTATTGATGCGTACCATAGGATTGTTATAAAAAAGTGCATAGAAAAAGATAATAAGTAATTATAATAAATTAGAACGTAACATAACAATTAAATGCATCGAAAATCCTGATCTTTTTGGCCATAAATTATCAATGTCTGGAGATGGTAATACAATAATTACAAGTGCATATAATTTTGATGATGCAAACAGTGAACTTGATAATGTTGGGAAAATTTATATTTATAAATATAATGGAACTGCATGGAATAATACATATTCATTTTTAGGCACTAATATTGGCAATACTTATGGAAGTGCGCGTATTGGGTTTCATGTTGACGTCTCATATGATGGTTACACTGCTGTCGCTGTTGGATTATATTCTTATGCAGATGGTGGACCAAATATTGTTGTTTTAAATTATGACATTGATAATAACACATGGAATGATACAACCTTTCAGTTTGAGAGTGGTGGAGATTCTTTAAATTCTGCTGGGAAAATTTCAGTGAATGGTAATGGCACTGTTATCGCTGCAAGTGTAAATTTTTCTGCTGGAACAAGTGATTTGTATATTTATAAGTATAGTGATGGTGAATGGAATTCAACTAAAGTTATTGAAAAAAATGTCAATAATTTTGGTTTTTATTCAGATCTATCATTTAATGGTAATATTTTAGCGGTTGGTTCTACTTATGAAGAAGTAGAAACTGATAATTATGGAAAAATATATATGTATAAATTATAATTCATGTAATTCATATTATTCAAATTTATATTTCTCTATTAACTCAATTAAAATATCACCATGACAAGACTCCGGTTTACACCAACAACCCAAATTTTTCCCTTCCAAATCTAATAACTCTTTTTTTAAATTACTATCCTTCTCTATTTTATCAATAATATATATTTTATATCTTTTGATAACTTCTTCTCTTGTCCCATCTTTTCCAACTTTAAAAGGATTCGCGAATGGTGATGACTTCAATGGCCATCTTTGATTGTTTATTATCACTATATTTTTCCTTCCAATATAAACATTATTCTTATCATTAATCCATTCAATTATGTTCGAATATTTTGGCCTAAGATATTTAACTTTTACATTCACAACAGACATATATATACTATTTCATATCTATTTAAATCCATGTTAAAATAATTAAATTTTAAAATTCTGAACTATATTATGAAATCAGTATTTATATTTTATTCTAAACATTTTGAAATTAGTTATATGATTTATAAAGTACATGACAATATTTGCAACAACAAAAAGTTTTATTCAGATAATGGATTTAAAATTATTGAAAAAGAAATAACAAAAGAACAAAAAAAAATTGTCTAAAAGAATATTGCGATAATTTAATTAAAAGTATTGATGAAAATACAAATGAATATAAAAATTCTATTTTTTTTTTTGCATCAAAAAATTGGTTCATTTATTATTACAAAATATAATATCAAACGCAAAATTAAAGAGTTAAATATTAAAACAATATTTTGGATGGATGACCTTCATTTTAGACAAAATTATAATTTTAACTACCACTTATTACAAATACCCAATAATAATAACTTCATAAAATAACCACAGCCAGTGAAAATTATATTTAACTGTATTATTTTATTTTATGCTTTTTATTCATATAATTTTATACATATATATTTAATCACATATTACTTATTTAAAAATAAATTAACAATTAGAAAATTAATTTTATATTTAAAGTATTTTAAATCACTATATGACACATCCATTTTCTAACATTAATTAAATTTTTCAATAACTATTCCAATGTGTTGATTATGATTCATAATTATATTTAAAATTTTAACATAGTTGTAATGCCTGTAAATAATATATTTATATGAATGTGACATTTATTTTTTATTTTTTTTTGTATTTTCTTCTGATTTGTCATCATATTCCAATGTTGGAATACTATTTTTGTTCTCTTTTAAACTTCTCACTTTATCAAAATCTATTACTAATAAAGGACACAAATATTTATTTATTTTAATGTTCAATTTATTATCTTCTAAAAATAATAAAAATCTACAATTTGTGTCTTTTAAACTTAAAAAGTTTTTTACCTCTTCTGGACTCATTACGTCTTTTGACTTCAGTGATTTGTCGTATTCTACTATAGTTTTTCTTACTATTTCTACTAGAGGTTTTATTACCAACTCATTTACCATAACACCACACTTATCTATTTTCCATTCACTAATATCATCCGATATTCGGGTTTTTATATAGTATGTTTGTCTACTTGTGTCAGATGCAAATATAGATTGATCATATAAATTTTTTTTCTTTACCTTTTTTAGTAAGACAAATTTATCAAAGAATAAATTTATCCCTGCCTTATATTTTTTAAAAATATAATTCAGTAAACTTACCTAAAAATTCATGTAAAGTGTCATGAGTATGATTCGCTAATATTTCTTTCGCTAACTTGCTTTTTGGTCTGATTACTGAAAGATTAATTTATAAATTAATATTACAGGGTTTATTCATCTTTATGAATATGCTTACTCAAAAAATCATCATAATCTAATTCCATTAATGGTGGATTATTTTTCATTTTCTTGTATAAAGCTTCTGTTATTGAATTGCCATTAGTAGAAGAATTATTTCCACCATTAATTAGAGAATCTCTCAGCATTTCAATAACTTGCTTAAGATGTGTATTTTCTTGAGTTAACAACTCCTTATCCTTTTCTTCTAATTTTCCGACCATGCAATTATTTTGATGTCTATAAAGACTAGGACGATGCGATGTTGTAAAATCACAATGCTTGCATATATAACTTTTAACTTTTTCAGTTTGATGGTACTTAACTGTTATTTTACTGTTACAAAATGTTATATCCATTTTTAAATCGCGTAATAATTGCACTTTTTCAATATGTTTTTTTGACTGTTTATGTTTGCACCAATTAGATGAATCTTCTGTTTTATAGTTGCAAATTTCACAAATATATTTCATATATATACTTTTTATTTAGAAAAAATATTATTTTAGACTGAAAAAAATTACCCTTAGACTGAAAAAAATTACCCTCGAGGGTAGAATTTTACCCTATTTAAAACCATTTTTTTATAATATTTTTGCTCATTTTTACGTTTATTTTTGCTTTTATAACATAAAATTTTTTTAGTTTTTTCTTAATAAATGTCATATACTTAAGCAGATTCCGCAATCCATAAAATAGCACAAAAAAAAATAAATTCCAAAAAAAAAGGAGTTTTTCAGATTCATTACACAAATTTTGTGTAGAAAATCCAAATTCTTCCTCACAGAT